CGATTGCCCTTCTTGAGAACTATCTAAAATAGCTACTCCATTCTTTTTTCAAGCTAATCACTTTTGAATTCTTTCAGGCATTTCAACTCCTAATGCTTCAGGAACGTTAGCTAAGTCTAACCATTCACCAACAGTTCCACTAGAAGCAATTAAGTTGTCTCTATAGAACAATAGCATATCGTATTTGTCTTGCAAGTCAGAAGTAGCTAAAATAAGAGAGAACGGCTGTCCGTTTTTATCTAAAAAGAATGTTCCGTTAACTGATAATGTACATTTACTTGGATAATCAGAAGAGCGCACTACATATTTAGATTCACCTCTAGTAATATAAATATCATTTCCAATTTTTACACCTTCGTGTCTAGTTAAATACCCTGTTTTTTTATTAACTTCAAGTCATTCAACTTCATAAACTGGAATTGTATTAAGCAATCTATGTCCATTTATTGTTTCATCAAATGGCAACATTGGAGTTACTTCTAATCCTCCTAATATACCTGTACTTGTTCCTTCTAAGATAGTTCCTGTATCAGTTCTAATTTCTGTATTAGCTGCTGGAACTCTTACAAATACACTATTAAAATATGCTTGATTCTTATGAAAATCATTATCTAAAGATTCTAGAGCTTCTGAAGTTAATTCATCGTGATATCGATTAATTATTTCCTCTTTAGTCATATACTTACGAATAACTGCTCGATAAGAATCTTTTAAATAATAAGAATTAGTATTACGTTCAATAAAGGTATTTAGAGGATTTAATATTTCTAATGATACATTTTCTCCATTTTCAGTTGGAATCACTCGATAATAACATGTTCCTGTAATTAAGAGATCTAAAAATAACTCTCGCATCTTATTTTTTAAATCTATGTTGCGAGATTGACGTAAATATATTAGTATATTTTGTGCTGCAATTTCATATTCAGAAGTGAAAGATTCTTCTGTATCTGCGATTAATTTATCTAATTCTGCCTGAATAAATGGATCATTATTTGCAAGTTCTCTGTTATCTAATAGTATCGGAATAATAGAATTTTGTAAATATGATTTTAAATACTTATAGACAGTTTCGTTAATTTTTAATTGCTTTTCTCGCATAATATTAGAAACAGTTTTAGAATCTTTACAAGATATTTTTAAATCAGGTTCTAATCCTAAATACTCTCCAATTAATACATCGATATGTTTTTTAATTAAAGGAGTAAAATTAATAGAGGTAGGAGTACCTATTCCAAAATTATCTTCTAAATGTCTAAACTGTTCTGCATCTCTAGTACAATGATAATAGTTATATGCTTTTCTAAGCTTAACTTTATCGTAGACCAGTTCAGCAATTGTCTTTTTAATTTTTTCAATATCTGTATTATTCATTATAA